CGCGTGTGTCGCAATTACCCAAGGGCGTGGAATTGACGCGGGTGATTGTGGGCGTGGACCCGTCCACGACGGCGACAGGCGACGAATGCGGCATTGTTACGGTGGGCTGCGGCAGTGACGGGCTGATTTATGTACTGGACGATAGCAGCGTACAGGGCGCGCCGATAGTATGGGCAAAACGCGCTGTTTCCGCGTACCTGGCGCATGATGGCGACGAGATTGTTTACGAGGCGAACCAGGGCGGTGAGATGGTGGCTCAGACGCTGATGACGGTCGCCACGGTCCCGCTACGCCGCGTGTTCGCCAGTAAAAACAAGCGCGCGCGCGCCGAGCCCATTAGCATGCTTTACGAGCAGGGCCGCGTCAGGCATGTGGGCAATTTTTATAATTTGGAGGATGAGTTGTGTGAATGGGAACCGGCGCAGGGTGCCAGCCCGAACCGGCTTGACGCGCTGGTCTGGGCGGTGACGTGGGCTCACCACGAATACAGGCCAAGAACGAAAGCGAGGGTATACAAATGACGAACGGAATATATACTCGCCCGACAATCAGCATGGATCAGATCAAGGCGCTTGATGGGCAGTTAAAACCTGCTGACGTGGACAGGCTACACTGGCTGGGCGAACAGGTGCCGGACAACGGGACGGTGGTGGAGATCGGATCGTACAAAGGCAAATCAACCGCGGCGATATTATCCGGGATGCCGGACACCGCGCGACTCGTGGCAATAGACCCGTGGTGTTTGCTGGTCGACAATCCCACTTATGGCGGACTTGACGTGGTCGCCGCATTCCGTGACCAGATCGCACCGTGGCAACAGCGTGTCACACAGGTAATCGGATGGCCGGTTGAGGTGGCCGCGTGGTGGAACGCGCCGATAGACCTGCTATTTGTTGATCTCGTGAAAGATTATGCGTGTCTGTCGCAGGTGTGGCGCGCGTGGATACCACATTGCGTGGGCTGGGTGGCGAGTCATGACTACCACGAAGACCCCGAGCACAAACAGTATTATCCGGGAGTGCACCAAACATTAAACGAGATTGTTAAGCCCGCCACAACAGACCATAACTGGCAGGAATATTCTTACACATGGAGCGGGAGAATAAAGTGATTCGGGATAAAATCAATATCATCTACAATCATAAAATGGATTGGATACTTTCCCGCCTTGCCAAGGGATTAATAGCAGGATTACCCAATGCGCGGGATGTGGACTATGGTGACGATGCCTTGATCAATGCCCCGGATACGGCCATAAATTATTATATCAACCTACGCACGGGATACAAGAAACCGTCGGCGGCTATTGATGTTGGTCTATTTGACCACAAAGCGCCAGATGCGGACGACTACAGTAAAGCGCAAAGACTTGACCACGTCGTGTGTATTACCCCGCAATATCAGCGGCATCTGGAAAATATGGGAGTGGAGGCGTCCCTGGCCATGCTGCCCGTGGACACTGCCGCATATACGCCAAAATTGGTATTGGGCTTTTGCGGTAAGTTCCAGGTTGGCCCCTATAATCAGAACGCGCGCAAGGGGCGCCCGCTGCTGGACCACGTAGCGCGCCTGCAGTTTATCGAACTGCGCTGTACAGACGGGCAAATACCCGATGCTGATATGCCCGCCTGGTATCGCGGGCTGGATTATGTGCTAGTGACAAGCACTGTTGAGGGCGGGCCGATGTGCCTATATGAGGGGCTTGCGTGCGGCAAGCGCGTAATTATCCCGCGCACGGTAGGGGGTGCGGAACTGTTCCCGGACGGGACAATAGATTACCCCGCAAGCGACGAGGCGGCGCTGGAGGCAGTGTTACGCTCGCTGTATGCGGAAAAACAGCGACTGGCCGATATGGTGCGCAGTTACACCTGGGATTATTGGGTTGACCAGCACGCCGTAATATTTAGCCGACTACAGGAGCAGCGCGCGCCGACCATAGAGCCGTGTGATTACGACCGGGCTATCGTCGTTGTTGCCACGCCGGAAATCCACGAAATCACGCGGCACACACTGCCTGCTATCGAGGCCTATGCCAAGCGGTGCAATGCGGAGTTGATTGTTTGGCGTGATTGCCCGCCCGAATACCAGCACCCTAAATACAGGCTTATGGCGCTGCGCGATGTCAAAGCGCAGCGAGTGCTTCATCTGGACGCGGACTGTTACCCGCTACCGGACGCGCCGGATATATTCGATGAGTACCCGCCGGGGGCTGTATACGCCTGGGACGAGATGGAGATCCGATCTTGGCACACCGTGCGCGGATTCCAGCGGACCATAAACTGCCACGTGGGCGCGGCCGCGGCATGGGACCGGCACTGGTGGAATCCCGGCGTAATGCTATGCGATCGCGAGCACCTGCGATTATTTGAGATGCCACCGTGGAACGTGACCGACAAAACACATTTGTGGTTCGGCGACACGGTCAAGAACCAGCCTTGGATAAATTGGCGCATACGAAAGTGTGGTATACCTGTCAAGCGACTGGATAGACGCTATAATTGTATTACCAGCCTTGCTGATGCAAAGCCGGACAACGCATACATATTGCATTTCGGCGCGGAAAAGATACCAGAGTCCTGGCAAAAAAAAATGTCCATGGCAAAACAATATACCGCTATGCCAGAAATAAAACCAAGCGTCATATTGCCTGTACAGTCCAGCCGTGTGCTTATGGCGACCGTAGTCAGCGGGGATGCGTTCGAGGCGCTGTATACGCTCACGGGGCCATACCACGAGGCATACGCGCGCAAGCACGGCTACGACTACCGCGTGATACGCGAGCCCAAGCGCAAGGACTGGCCGTCGCCGTCATGGTGGAAACTGGAACTGTACCACGACCTCAGCGACTACGACTGCGTGGTATTCGTGGATGCGGACGCGTGGCCCTGGCACGACGCGCCGGACATTACGCAGGCGGTCCCGCGCGGCAAGTTCGGCGCGTTCAATTCGCTAACGCTGTCCTACATGAATGACCGCAATTGTCACAGTCAAAAGTCGTATCGTGATTGGTGTGAGCGAGCGGGCCTACACTGGCAAGATCATGACCCGATTGATATCGGCTATTACATCAACGGCGGCGTGTGGGTGTGCTGGCGTGAGGCGCGTGACGTTCTGTTGTGCGACAAGCCGATGGAAACGCCGTTATATGTCGAACAGCACCAACTCAACTGGAATCTGTACGAACATCCCGGACTGTACTACGAACTTGGCCGGGAATGGAATTTCGGTCACCTGAATGTGTCAGGGAATACGCAGGCATGTATTCAGCGTAGCGTGTATATCGCGCATTTGACCGGCGTGACGAAAGAGCGCCGGGAACGCATTTTCAGGCGTTGCATTTCACAACGTCAAATATTGCTCAACCAACAAGGAGAAAAGATAACATGGCCTTAATCAGCGAGCTGCTGGAATACAAGTTAGACAAACAGACGGCCCACGACGAGGCGTTTAATTTTTACGATAGTGTTGTGCAGTTATCGTTTCTGTCTGACAAGATGCGGACGTTTTTTAACAGGAACCCCATTTACAATCAAAACTGGTGCGCCACCATAGTGAATGCCGTTACAAACAAATTGGGCATTGACGGGTTCGTGTTTGCGCACCAGCCGGACGCGTCGGGCAACCTGTCCGAGGATGCGCGCGCGGGCGTGTGGGGCGCCATGTGGGACCGGAACGGCATGCAAAGCAAGGCCGACCTGGTCCATGAACACGCGCACGTCTGCGGCGAGGGATTCGTGATCCCCGACGTTCTTAACGGCGAGGTGCGCGCGTTCGTGCAAGACCCGCGTTCCATTGTCGTGCTATATAACGGTCCCGACCCGGACCAGATTACGCAGGCGGCAAAGTTCTTTGTCTGGGGCGGACGCCACCATGCGCGAGTATGGGAACTAATGGATGACGGGCGCGTATGGACGCAGGACTTTGACGGGGGGGCCACCACGAGCCGCACGGAATCCGGCGCGGACGCGTCGGCAATGAAACACTATATTGAGACAAGCGACGCGATCCGCACGGAATACACGCGCGTGCCCGTGTTCCATTTTCGGCGTAGCTTGCGTCACATAAAACCGGAGTTCTATCAGGTGGTGGACATCCAAAAGTGCATCAACCATGTCAACACGGCATTGGGCTACAGCGCCGAGAACGCGGCCATGAAAATACGCGCGGCCATTACGCGCCAAGACTTGGCCGATGTGCGGCGCGACCTTGAGCCGGGCGGCGTGTTGCAACTTGAACCGGCGGCACTCGGTGAGCAGCCAGTAAGCGTTATGGAGATGGGCGCGGAGGATTTGGCGCAGTACATTTCCATCATCGACACGCAGATCAATTACATGGGGTCCATTACCGCGACGCCGCGCCATTATTTCGCGGATGCCGGTGTACTGTCCGGCGAGGCGTTGCAGGCCATGGAAGCGCCGCTGATAGCCAAGGTGGAACGGTACATGCGCCTGCATGCGGAGCAATGGGAAGATTTGTGCGCGTTCATGCTGACGCTGGACGGGAGTCCTACCAGTGCAGACGAGGTGACTTGTGCATTCAAAGACCCGCATACGACGCTAACAATAACGCAGGCGCAGGCGCGGTTGACCAACGTACAGGCGGGTCTACCACTTACAACGCAGCTGCGGCTTGAGGGCTGGCGGCGGTTTGAGATTGAGAACATGCTTATTGACCGGGACAACGAGCGCACAGTAGACTTGGACGAGGCGCAATTACAGGAGGTCTATGACCGCATGAGCACGGCCAACGCGCGGTTAGTCGAGCCGCTAATGAAAGAGGCGCTGGACGCCATAAGCGTGGCCGCGCTGGACGTGGTCGCCCGGTCCAAACTGGTCGAGCGTGCCGTGGCCGCCCCGCCGGAGGCTGCTGAATAATGAACGTGCTAAGCGAAGCGGAACAACTGGAAGCGCAGGTCATGGCCGAGGAGATGTTTGATGAGGCCGTGAAAAAAATCGGGGAGGCCATGGCTTCAGCTACCGTTGCGGGAGATGCCGCCTATTTTACGGGCAAGGTGTCTGAACTGACCCTATCCCGCGCGCGTCGACTAGCCGAGACGGCTGCCAAATCGCTGGCGCAGGATTTGACCAAGGCCGAGCTGAAAAAAATAGGCGAGACAATAGCGCAGGCAATGATAGACGGAAAACGGCCGCTTGACATTTACAACAAATTGCAGGAGGTGAAATCACTTGACAGCAATCGCGCCAAGACCTACGATAACTTGAAAAAGAAACTGGAAAAGTCCGGCCTGTCACCGGACGCGCAAAAGAAATTACTGGACAAGGAATACCAGCGCCTGTTACAGGAACGGCGCAAAGTCATAGCCCAGACCGAGGGCCGATATGCAACTAGCGAGGCGCGTGCGCTGGAGGCGGAGGCGCGCGGTGATGAATACAAGGTCTGGTACATACAAGGCGATGAGCGCACCTGTGATATCTGTTCGGGGAACGAAGCGGACGGTGTAATTCCGATCAAACATCCATTTCGCAGCGGGCATGATCACACGCCAGCACACCCGGCCTGCCGGTGCTCTGTCTCTTACATTCGAGATGGGCGGCCGCGAGAAATAGCGGAACGCAGATCAGCCGAAAGAATAGCACGAACCAAAGAACTAAGAGGAGAAGAATAATATGGCCGAACCCAAAAAACAGGCGCAAGACGAAAATACACTTGACACGGGGGACGATCCTGTGTTACTTTTTAGTCAGAGCCAGACGCTGATTAATCGGATGTATGGAATCCGGCAATCGGCAAAAGCGCTTGCAGCGCAGAGCGAGCAGATTATAGAATATCTGCGGACAAAACGACAGTTGAAAAAAACAGACTCTTAAAATACGAGCAGAGTATAGAGCCTGACCCCGGCAGTAATGCCTGGGGGCGGGCTCTTTTTTTTTACAACCGAGGAGAAACAAGTATGGCACAGGACAAGGCAAAACCGGACGTAACGGCAACGACCAGCGCAACCATTGCCGGGGGCGCTGACGGGGCCGTGACGGACGCGGACAGCCAACAGACTGACGAGCGGGCGGGCTGGTCCCGCGAGGAGTGGGAACGATTCGCATCAAGCGAAGCAGACCGGCGCGTGACGCAGGCGCTGAAACAAAAAGAAACCGAGTACAAAACCCTGCTATCCGACCGGGAAAAAACTGCTGAAGAGAAATTGAAGGCGTATGAAACACAACTAGCGAATGAGCGCGCGCGCGCCGTGTTCGCGGAGCAGGCACTGGAAAACAATGTCAGCGATATCAAGGCGGCATGGGCGGTTGCCCGTGAATACGGTCTGGTATCAGATGACCAGGTTGACTGGAGCGAACTCCGCGAACGGCACCCGTCGCTATTCGCGCAACGAAAACAAACCAGCGCGGCATCCGCGCCGGGCGACGTGAACGGGCAGCCGCCCGACATAAACACGCTGCTCCGGCGGGCGGCTGGTTACGGGAGATAATTTGAATGGCTGTATACAACAGTGAAATTGCCGCCGCACAACTGAGCGCGGCAATGCAGCAACCGGCCGTTGTCAACGAGATTTTTCAGTTGGCCACGAACAACAGTATTGCAATGACCAAGGCGCGCCGCCTGCCGAACATGGCGACCGCAACGGCGCGTATGAGCGTATTGAATCTTTTGCCGATTGCCTATTTTCAGGCGACCGGCACCACGCTGAAACAGACCACCAAAGCCGCGTGGGTCGGCAAGACCATTACCGCCGAGGAGTTGGCCGTCATTGTGCCCATCAGCGAGAACGTGCTGGCTGATGCCGTGAACATCGACATTTGGGGCGAAATCAAGCCGCTTGTTGCGGAGGCCATGGGCCTTGCTATTGACGCGGCGGTATTCCACGGGACCAACCTTCCGGCCACATGGCTCACCGATTCCGGCGGCACCAGCAAAAGCCTGGTCGCGGGCGCAACGGCTGCGAGCACGACCATCGCCGAAGGCACCAACCTGGATTTGTATGATGACATTTTCGGCGAAGATGGCGTCATATCGCTTGTCGAGCAACAGGGCTTTATTGTGGACGGCCATGCGGCAGCGCCGTCGCTGGCTGGTAAACTGCGCGGGCTGCGTTCGGGCAACGAAACCTATGGCGCGGGCATGCCGGTGCTTGGCACGGACGGGTCGCTCGGCGGCATACCGATCACCTACGCGAGGAACGGCGCCATTGACGCCGCCAGCGCGCTGCTCATTTCAGGTGACTGGAGGCAGCTAGTGTATTCAGTACGCCAGGACATTACCGCGACGCTGGCGAACCAGGGCGTTGTCCAGGATGCCAACGGCGACATTCAGTATAACCTGTTCCAGCAGGACATGGTCGCCATGCGTTTTGTATTCCGGCTGGGCTTCCAGATCGCTAATCCAGTCACGCAACTGAGCAGCACGGAAGCGACCCGCTACCCGTTCGCCATATTGACCCCGGCTGCGAGCTAATGAGCGCATCAGCCACAGACGTAGCGCGGGTCCGGCAACTTGCCGACGTGACAGTGACCGATTTCAGCGACGGCGCGATCACAGCGATAATTGAACTGTTCCCGGTCAAAGACAGCGCAGGCTATACGCCCATTGAGGATGACTGGACAGCGACATATGACCTGTATCGCGCCGCTGCTGATGTGGTGGAAATACGCGCGGCAAAACTGGTCACGCGCTACGACGTGACCGCAGACGGGGCGACTATGGCCCGGTCGCAAATGCAGGACCAGATGCGGCGTCTGGCGCAGCGGTTGCTATCCCGCGCCAAGCCGCGTTTCTCAAACCCTGTGTTTGACGACGACGACAAGGACAATTCCGGCAATGCTTGACGATTTTGAATATGACGCGTGGCGCGATGACGCGGCCGATACCATGCGCGACAAGTGCAAGATCGGAGTGAAGACGCTTGCCAGCAGCTACGACCCGACTGATATTACTTGGACGTATGGCGCTGAAATCGATTGTGGCTTTAACTCCAAAATGTCCCGCGAATCCTATGACGGCAGCGCGGCGACGGTAACGGACGCCCGCTGCCGCATAGGGCTGGACAACCTGATCGGAGGGCATGACCGGATACACCTGACGCAACGGGACGGCGATACCGTAAGTGAATACTATTCCATAATCGGCGAACCGCGGCGCGGTATTTCGGCATATGTATTGCATCTGAAACGACTGGTCGGGAACAGTACCACATGACGCAGATCATTGACAGAAGCGATAACGTGCGGCTGGCGGCCAAATTGAAAGCCATGGATATAATTAAAGATTTCTGTAGCGCCATGGCGGACGGTTGCCGCGAGCGGTCGCCGGTTGCGCCAATAAAAGGCGGACACAACCGCGACAGCATAGCCTGGGAATCCAGCGGCCTTAGCGGAAAAGTATTTTCTGAGTCCGGGTATGGCGGTTGGCTGGAAATCGGTACATCGAAAATGCCAGCACGTCCGTATTTCAGGCCCGCGTTTGAAGAGACGGCAAGGGATATTAAATGAGCGATACAACTCTGGATCGTATCTGCACGTTTTTGGATACCGCGCTTGACGGAGATGCGGACGTGTGGCGCACGGCGTTACCGCCTGGATATGACAACACGGACGCGGCCTGTGTGGTGTCCATGCAAGATGAGCGTCACCACCAATCGCGCGCGGATAGGGATGTGCGCTTTGAGGTGCGCTGTTATGGCGGGTCCAACAAGATTGCCGATGCCGTCGTGTTGGGCGAGATTGTGATTGAGTGCTTAAACAACGAGCGTAGTTATGCGCTGCATATTCAGCGTATAGGCGAGGTGACCGGGCAGGAATTGCCGCCGGAAATAGATACCGGATGGCCGTCCTACCGGGTAACTGGGCGGCTACGCATGACAGACAATTAAGGAGACAGTAATGGCAACAAGTGTAGTACACAGAATTTCCATACATGAAAAGATGGGCACCGCACCGCCGACGGAACCGGCGTTGGGTAGTAATTATGACGCAGCCACGCTGCAGGCGGCGGGCTGGGTGACCATCGGCAGCGTAGACATGGGCGACGACTGCAACCTGGACAGCGAGAGTATTGAACAGTCGCCGTTGTTCGAGGGCGTCGAAATCCTGCCGCCCGGCAGTCTGACGCGCAACAAAACTATTGTACGCCACAACGGTATTGACGAGGTCACGTTTACCGCGTATGACGTCTCGCAAGATTGCTGTGAACTGGAAAGCACGACGACCACCGATGGCGCGGTAATCACGCGCGGGCGGGACGTGGTATACAGGTCCATGCTGATCGAGGTGGACGGGATACGCAGCGACTTTTATCCGCGCGTGCTGCTGCGCATCTCCAGCGAGCCCGGCGGCTACGGTCCTGGCGATGATGCCGTCATGAAAACGGAGTTTACCGCAATCGTGCACAACTACGATTACAGCGATCATGCCGGGACGTATACCGAAGACGCGCCAACCGGCCGCGTACAGACCTATTACGCGGCAGCCAGTTAAATGGACAAGCAATCCCATGAAATGGCGGCGGAGTCTCGTGCGAATGAGGCCGCGATACTTGGGGGCCGGTCCCGGCGCGCTGTGATTTGCGGGCGTGAGTACACGTTTCTGCAGCCCAGCCGCCGGGATAACCGGCTCATGTTTGGCGATGTGGTTCGTATTCAGCAACTGGGCCTCAAGCCGGAGAATCGCGCCCGCGTGTTAATGGAAATGTTTAATTTCCTGATCGACTGGTTCCCGACGATTGCCGCCGACGAGGTCAAAATAGATGACGCGCTGAACGCGGAAATGTCGCAGGGGAATAGCGCCACGGCCATGGAGATTATCACGGCGTGGCAGGAGGTCGCGTTGCTGGTCAGCCGCCCTTTCCAGAATACGGCGTTGACAGAAAAAACCGAGACGGGCACCTAGAAAGCAAGGTCTATGATCTGCTTATGCGTGAGTATGGTATTCCGTTCAATCTAATAGAGACGACGTGGACCGAGGAACAGTTCCAGTTGTTTGTGCAGACCATAATACGCCGTCGCGAAGAAGAGCGCAAGGCGATTGAAAAGGCACACGGAAAGCAGCACAGCCGACAACGATACAGGTAACAGCACATGGCCATTCAAGCAGGTGATGCAGTATGGACCATTCGCGCCGATGACCAGACGGCGGCGGGATTAAATTCTGCACTGAACCGCGTTCAGGGCACGACCATGAACATGACACAGGCCATGGGCACGGTCGGGCGCAGCATGACAGCGATGGGCGCGGCGATTACCGCGCCGCTGGCGCTGGGAATCAAAAATACCATGGATTTCGGCAGCGCCATGGCCGAGGTCAGTACGCTTGGCGTACAGGATTTGGATACGCTCGGCCAGGCCGTAAAGGACGTATCGGCAACGTATGGGCTGGATTTGCTCGATGCCGTCGAGGCCACTTATCAGGCGTTATCTGCAAGCGCAACGGAATACGAAACTCCGCAGATTCTCGCTGAATCGGCTAAAGCGGCGGCGGCAGGGCAGTCAGATTTGTCCACAGCGCTGCAAATGGGCGTACAGGTAGCAAGTGCATTTGGCATTGAATACAAGGACTTGAACACAGTATTTAACGACGTATTTCTCACCATTAAATACGGTATTACGCGGTTTGACGATTTGGCGAGCAGTGTGGGTCGCATCGCTCCGATATTTAAGGGCGCTGGAGTAAGCGCGCATGAATTGTTTGCAGCGATTGCCGCGCTCACTAAAGGCGGCCTATCCACGGCAGAAGCGGTCACGGCGTTGCGCGGGGTGATGACGGCAGTGATATCACCAACCAGCGAGGCGGCAGAACTGGCCGACACATTAGGCCTGAATTTTAGCGCAACTGCATTGAAAACGGAGGGGCTTAGCGGGTTTATTGACTTGCTTAATGAGGCGATGGCAAATTCAAGTGATGCGGGAATGCAACAGATCGCGGTGAATAATCAGCAGATAGCCGCCTTAGAGGCTAAAGGAACACTGACTCAGGACGAACAAAAACAGCTGGAGGCGCTGCGCGGGCAGCAGGAAATGTTGAACCTTACGCAGGGCGAGAGCATCGAGCAGTTCGCCGCGTTATTCGGCAATGTGCGCGGGTTGGTCGGTATGCTCGGCCTTGCCGGATCACAAAATGAGTTCTATAACAAGGTGTTAGGTGAGACGAAAACGAACCTGACAGCAGTGGATGATGCGTTTCAGAACATTGTTAAAAATGACCCGAGTTTTGCATGGCGTCAACTAAAAACCGAGTTACAGGTGCTGTCTGTTGAAATCGGTACCGCACTGTTGCCTGTGCTTGAAAAGGTGGTTAAAACATTAAAGCCATGGATAGACGGTCTGGCCGAATGGATACGCGAGAACGAGGAATTTGCTTCCGGCATTATTGTGTCTGTTGGCGCGCTGGGATTATTTATGCTGACGCTCGGCCCAATATTAATGACGTTGCCGGGCCTTGCGATTCTGTTCAAGGCCATAGCCGTACTGCTCGGCGCTGGCGGTGTTGCTGGCGCGGCGACATCGGCGGCCCCGGCTATTGCGGGTGTTGGCACGGCTGCGGCCACGGCGGCGGGCGCGACGGGCGTTGGCGCGTTAAGTGGTGCACTGGCGAGTATTGTATGGCCTGTGGCGGCGGGCGTGGCTATTGTGGCAGGCATAGCCGCGATTGGAAAAAGCGCATACGACACTTATGTTGAGTTTACGAAACTAGAGGAGAGCGAACAAAAATGCGCTCTTATGGGCGACCGCTACGCGCAGCATTTGCGCGATAAGGGCATAGCATTCAACGAGGCGGCAATGGCGGCGATGAATTTATCCGAGCGCGTAAAATACGGCGCGGAAGCGGAGAAGCAGGCGGCCGACACCAGCGCGCGCGCATGGTTTGAGCATTTCGCCGGACGCGCCGAAACGGAGAAAGAGTTTGCGAACATGCGCGCGCTGTTGTTGAACAAAAACATCAGCGCGGAGGAGGCTGCGATAGCCGTAAGCAAGGGCATGAACGAGGCCGCCATACAGGAACTCATGCGCGCGGACGCGCAAAAAACAGAACAGATATTAAACAGCATGGGCGTGCTTGTCACGGCGTCTGCCACTAGTATCGCGGACATTACACGCGCCGAACTGCAGGGGGCGGGCGAGCGTAACGATATTTGGATGCGATCCACTGAACAGCTCATATTGAGCGAACAACAAAAGGCGCAACAGGTCGCCGGGTTCTGGAGTACGACTTTCGGGGAGATATTGCGCGGCATTGCGGCGCTGCCTGTCGTGGCCGGCGACTGGATGCGCGGCATGGTAGGCATGCAGCCGCTGGCGGCGGGCGGCCCCGTTGCGGCGAACACGCCGTACTTGGTCGGTGAGCGCGGGCCGGAACTGTTCCAGCCGTCAACCAGCGGGCGCATATTCAACCACGGCGAGAC